GATCCACGCGCGCCCGACCTACGGACTGGTCCACCGGTTCCTGCTCGACGTTGGGCGTTTCCTGTACCTATCGTTCGGAATGGGGGTGGGAAGTATGCTCGGCGGTCCTGCGGGGATGCTCGTCGGTCTTTGGGCCGCGGAGCAACTGCGTCAGTACCGGGAGGCGAGGAATATCGCGGCGTATGAGGAGCCGGAGCGTCCGCTGTTCCGCCGGAGTCTCGTTTTCGACCTCGCCCGCGATCAGGTGCTGTGGAAGGCGGAGGCGACCTACACCGTCCCCGCCGGGGCGCGCGGGAACGCGCGAAAGGTGCTGGCGTGGCGGGAGAAGTACGGCGACGAAGTCCGCGGGATGACCCCGGTCGGCTGGGCGCGCGCTCGCCAACTCGCGTCGCAGAAGACGATCGGCCTGGACACGGTCAAGCGCATGAGCGCGTTCAACCGACACCGGAAGAACGCCGAGATCGCGCAGGAACACACGGACACGCCGTGGAAGGACGCCGGGTACGTCGCGTGGCTGGGTTGGGGTGGCACGACTGGGGTCGACTGGGCACGGCGCATCACGGGCGCACTGGACAAGGCGGACGAGATTGAGAAGGGGGCGTCCCACAAGTACATCAAGCGTGTGCCGACCGGGAATCCGAAGCGCCCGTGGCAGTACTACTACCGGGTCCAAGACGCCGGGGGCGTCACGAACGCCGATCACTTTCAGGTCGGCGCGTCGTTCCGAGCGGCGGGCGGGCACTACCACGTCGTACAACGGACCGCGGGACGGTTGACAATCCGCCACGACGAGACTGGCGAACGGCGGGAGGTCACCCCGTCTGAGTTGTCAGCGATGCTGGCGCACGAACACTCCGCCGCGATCACTGCCCACCGGACGGGGCTGGAGGACCGACTTGCCAAGTACAAGCCGGGTTCCTACTGGCACACCCGGATCAGCCAGCAACTGAAGGTGTGGGACTCTTTGCCTGCGGAGCAGAAGTCGCACGGCTGGAAGGATCCGAAAGAGACGATCGAAAGTCCGTCATTCGCGTCTTGGTTCCGGAAGTCGCAGGTGGTCGACCACGCCGGTCTGCCCGCGGAGCAGTACGGCGAGCGACCCGTCGTCCTCTACCACGGGACTGCTGTCGGCGGGTTCCGATCCTTCCGCAAGGACAAAGACAAAGGGCACAATATATTCGGGCGGGGCTTCTATTTCACCGCAGATCGCGAGATCGCTGAGGAGTACAGCCACAAGGACGAGGGTGACCGATTCTCCTTTGCGACTGGGCTGACGCGCGACGGGCAGGTCGTCCGCACGCTTCCCCGTGAGCAGGTAGTGGCACTGCTACGGAGGTCCGGGTACGACGTCTCGGACAACTCGACCGGTCGTTGGACGAAGCCCCCCGGGATCGCTCCCGGAGAGTACGCCCCGGACGCGAATGTCGCCTACGCGGTCATCGACGCGTCCGACGACGCTGGCAACGTCGATGTTGCGACGCTAATCGAACGGTTTTGGAACCCCTCCGTCAGCGGGGGCCACCGTGGCCCGGAGAAGAACCCTTCTCCCTTCGCGGGCAACAAGTTCGTGACCCGACTGGAGCAGGTGACGGGTGCGACACCTGTGCTGCCGGAGGGGCAGGTCTACGAGGTGTTCCTGTCGGTGCAGAACCCGATTGATATGGACGCCCCGGTCTCCAGGGAGGACTTTGCGAAGTTCGCAGCATCCACGGTTGACAAAGCCTTGAAGGAGGCGCAGCGCGAAGTCCAGCACTTCACGGATTCGCTGGCGGTCAGCGAGCAAATGGTCGCGGAAACCTCCGGGGAAGACCGGGACTACTACATCCGGCAGCGCGACCGGGACCGCGAAGACCTTGGGTACGCGAAAGGTCGACTCGCCCGTGTCTCTACGGACGGTCCTCCTCAGTTGCACGGTTTGTACCTAGACAACTTTAGGATGTCCTCCGATGCGACCGCCCCGCGTGGCTATGACGACTTGCTCGCGTTGAAGAAGACCTTCCGGCAGCAAACGATGTGGGACGGCACCCCGCAGTACAAGATCCTGCACCTGACCGACCCTGACACGCTGACGTGGGGGGACGTCCACTGGCTTGCGACCAACGGGCACCACGACACCGCGATGCAGCACCAGTTCACCGAGTGGGCGAAGTCTGCCGGGTACGACGGTATCCATCACACTGGGGGATGGAACATCGGGACCAAACCCCACTCGGTGTGGATCGCCTTTGAGCCGAATCAGATCAAGGCGACGAACTCGGAGCGGTTCGACGCCACGACCGACGATATCTTCAAGTCGGACCCAAAGAAGACTCCGGCTGAACCTGACGAGCGGGTTCACGGGTCGGACGTGAACCGCGAAGGCAGCGCGTCCGGACCTGACAACGGGATCGAGTTGTCAGACTCGGTTGTCAGCGCGCTGAGGAACAAGGTCGCTGACCACAACGCGTCCAGCGACGCGAAGGTCACCCTCGGGCAACTGAAAGCCGTATACCGGCGTGGCAGCGGCGCTTTCAGTACTTCCCACCACCCGAACGCGAACCGTCATTCATGGTCTATGGGTCGGGTCAACTCGTTCCTGCGCCGGGTCAAGGGCGGCGACGGTCACTCCCAGGATGACGACCTGATCGCGGAGAAGGCGCCCCCGACCACGGTCAGTGACAAGATCCGCCTGTTGCTCCGGGAGGGCAAGCCCCGCGCGCAAGCGGTCGCGATCGCCCTGGATATGAAGCGTCGCGGCGAACTCGTCAAGTCTGAGCGTCCTTCCGGAGCCGGGTGGTCTACGATCCCCGGTGGTCGGAAGGGAGGGTTCCGGCGACCGGACGGGGAGGGGTGGGAATACTGGTACCCGTCGGGGAGCGAAGCCGTCCCGCATATCGCCCACCACACCGAGCGCATGAACGAGGCGAAGGCGCAAGCCGCGTCGATCCGAGCGGGCGCGCAAGGACTCCCGGAGGACTCGCCAGCGCGTACGTCCCGGGAGAAGATCGCCACCTCGTTTGACAAGACGGCGGCGTCCGAAGCGGCCCGTCTATCGGCGGCGCAAGACGCTGCGGAGCGCAGTCGCAGCGACTCCCCCGGGCAAGCGTTCCGTGGCAAGCGCACACTCGGTGTGGACGAGGGGACCGTGTGGTCGACGGTCGCTGAGGGACTGGAGGCGCACTTGTCAGCCGACCCTCGCACCGGGGCGGCGACCCTCGCAGGTTCGGACGGCCCGGAGATCGGAACCCCAGCAAAGGTCCGGGTCAAGACCGTCACGGGGGTCTACCGCGACATCCCAGTGCAGTTCGTCCGGGCCGATCAGGCGGACGTGACCGGTCATATCGAGTCCCGCACGGTCGCGTCTGTCGGGCGGGACGGTCGGCTCAACCCGGACGTGACCGTATCAGTGCCGCACCGCGTCGTCGTCAAAGTCCCTTCGACGCCGCTGACAACCCCGGAGAAACTGCTTCAGTCGGCGCGGCATGTAGTCGCCCACGAACTCGCCCACGCGACTGACAACCTCACCCGCGCGCACCGGATCCGGCGTGCCGACGCCGGGGTGACCGACTACTACAACGACCCCGCTGAAGTCGTGGCGTACCGGCACAATATGTTCCGTGACCTGAACACCCCTGAGGTGGCGCAGGCTGTTGGGGCCATGCTGGACAAGCAGTCCATGACGAAGAAGCAAGCCGCTGACTGGCGGGAGTTCCAGCGACAGTTCGGGGATCACGGGGATGTCAGTGCGCTCGGGGTCGATCCCGGACGACCGTCCCTGACTTTGCGCGACGTGAAGTCGTTGCTCGCGGCTCACTCCCCAACGTGGAAACAGGTTGACCCTCACCTGAGTCCTGAAAATCGTGTACGCTTCCTGAAGACCGCGGCGGCGGTCTTGTCCGCCCACGCCGACGGGACCTCAGCCCCCCTCGCGAAGTCCGTCGACAGATCCGGCCTTAGCCGCTAAAGCACCGCATCGGAGTCGCCATGAACTACAAGGGACACGTCATCGAACGGCAGGGTGACCGGTTTGTGGTCTTGCCGTACAATCAAGACTTCCCTTCGCTGGACGAAGCGCAGCGGTGGGTCGACGGTCACGTTGACCGTGAGTCCAAGAAGTCGGCGCGTCCGGGCAGCGTTCTCGACATTGTCAAGGGGACCGCGGCCCACCGGGTGTCGTTTGAGGCGCGGCTGGCGAAGGCTGACAACCCCAAGCCTCCGTCCGGCTACAGCCCGATCCCCGGCGGGATGCACGGTGGGTTCCGGAAGAAGTCCGCGAAGGGGTGGACGTACTGGTACCCGGACTCCGCGTCCGCGACCTCCGCGATGCGGCACCACGACGAGCAATCCCGCAGCGCCAGCAAGCGGATGCGGCAGGCGGATGATGAAGTCACCCGCAGTCCCCGCGCGTCCTCCGCGCAGACCACCGCGGCTTACCGTCGCGAGGAAGCCAGGAAAGAGGCGACAGAACACAAAGACATCGCGTCCGGTGCCGCGAAGTTCCTTGCGAAGCAGTCGGTCACCAGCCGGATGAAGGAGGAGTTCGCTCGGCAAAAGCAAGCCCGCGAGGCAGCGGCTGCGCTCCCGGAAGTGGCCCCGGAGGGGCAGCACTATATCTCGCACGTTGACGGCTACCGGATGCCGGTCACCACGGTCGCCGCTCACGGACTTTACGCCGTCCACGGTGACAAGGACACCGGGTACTCCCTGACCCACACTCCGTCAGGCATGAAGGCCGGACACTACGGGTCGAAGGCGGCAGCGGTGGCAGCAGCCAAACACTTCCACACGGTGGCGGGCGACGCCGGGAAGGACGCCACGTTCGGCAGCGGAAAGTTGGCTGACGCGGATATGGCGCGCATGACGGAGGCGTTCCGTTCCCAGCCCAAGGTCCGCAAGAGTGAGGGACCCAGTTACCGGATCGGGAGCGTCAACTACATCCAGGCTCCAGCGTACGCCGCGCCTGAAGGCGGGGACGTCGCGCGTCCGGGGATGCTTCATGCGGACCGCGCGAAGCCCCCAGTGATTGACGACGGACGGGATCCTATCATCCCCGAACTCGCTCGGTTGAATGGTCAGTTGGTTGACCCGCGCCACGGTATCCTTGCGCTGGTGCGACGCAACGGGGGCTGACAATGGGCTGGCGCGACGAACTATCGCGGGGGTTGTCAGCCGTTCGCACGGCTGCGTCCGAAGTCGTCCGTGACGGGATAACCGGTGTGGAGTCGTGGGCGTCGGAGCGCGCAGACTCGCGACGGATGTCCGACATCGACGCTCGGCTGGAGAAGGCTGCGTCGGCGGCTATCGCCGCCGGGCGGGACGGGAACCACGAACCGGAGCGCGAGGGGAAGGCGATCGGGTTCGACCCCTTCGATCTTGTCAGCGTCATGGGCTACCGCGAGAAGCCGTCTGACCTCACCTTCGCTGCCGTCGAACAAGTGGCGACGGCAGTCCCCGTGATCGCTGACGTCATTCGCGTGCGGGCGACTCAGGTGCAGACGTTTTGTCAGCGACCCGACGACCGGCATAGCCCCGGCTTCCGCGTCCGCCTGAAAGACCGCACCGCGCGGGTCACGAAGAAGGCGGAGAAGCGCGCTACGGAACTGGAAGAAATCCTGCTCCACTGCGGCTACGGGGACCGCCCCTCCGGCGTGTCCCTCCGCGAGTTTTGCGGGATGTTCGTCAAGGACTCGCTGACCTACGACCAGTCGACCTTTGAGATCATCCCCGACCGCTCAGGTCGCCCGTCCTACATGGCGATTGTCGATCCTTCGACCATCCGCCTCTTGGATCCTTCCGCGCGTGGTGAAGCGACCGAGCCGTTTGCCGTGCAGGTGATCCAAGGGGTGATCGTCACGGACTTCCTCCCGAACGAACTCGCGTTCTGCGTTCGGAATCCGCGCTCCGGTATCCGGACGTTCGGGTACGGCCAGTCGGAGATCGAGACGCTAGTCCGGGAGATCACGGGTTTCCTTTGGGGTATCGAGTACAACCGCCGGTACTTCTCTCAGGGGTCCGCAACGAAGGGGATCCTGAACCTGAAGGGAACGATCCCTGACAAGCATATGCAGGCGTTCCGCCGACAGTGGTACTCCCAGTTGTCAGGCGTCCATAATGCCTGGAAAACGCCGATCATGAACGCAGATGACATCCAGTGGATCTCCATGCAGATGTCGTCCAAGGATATGGAGATGTCGGCGTGGATGGACTTCCTGATCAAAGTCGTCTGCGCGCGCTTTCAGATTGCTCCGGAGGAAATCAACTTCTCGTACGGCAACACGGGGCAGTCCGCTGCGATGGGCAACGTGTCGGTTGAGGAGAAACTGAAGGCGTCCCGGGACCTCGGGCTACGCCCGCTGGTGCAGTTCTTTTTCGAATCCATAAACCGCAACTTCCTTTCTCGGATTGACCCGGACTACGAAGTCGTCCCGGTCAACCTCGACTCCAAGGGAGCCGACGCTGAGATTGAACTGCTCGGCAAGCAGCAGAAACTCTACCTCACGGTCAACGAAGCCCGGGAGCAAGTGGGCTTGGAGCCGCTGCCTGACAAACTCGGTGAGGTCATCCTTGACCCGACGTGGCTCCAGTGGGCGCAGTCCCAGGATATGGGCGACGGCGGCGACGGCGGCGATATGCCTCCGGAAGACGGCGGTCCTCCCGGGGACGGCGGAGGTCCGGATGGAGGTAGCGGTGAAAACGGTGCCGAAGGCGGCGAGGGTCCGACGATCAAGGGTCCGGACGGTCGCCCCGTGCCGCCCCCACCTCCCGAAGATGAGTCGCCTGACAATGTTGCCAAGTCGGCGGTTTCCGGGGTAGGCTCCGCACAAGCAACCTCCGTGGTTCGCTACTATGACGTCCAAATCCGCTGACTAGGAGTCCATCATGGGCGCACCCGCACTTCTCGACGCTCAGGCGTCTCAGATCCTCGCGATCCTGAACGCCGTTTCCGCGTGGCACTACAACCACGTTGACGGGATGTTCATCACGAACAACGGCACCGCGATCTCGTCGTCTATCGCGACGATCGCAGTGAACGTCACGGCGGGGGTTGCCACCGGTAACGGTTCGTCGGCCTTCCTCGCGGCGGCTAGTGGTTCGTCCCTCGCGGCGACCAAGACTTTCACCGCAACCAGCGGCAAGTCGGCTATCGCCGCGATCATTGTCGACTGGTCGTCCAGCGCCGCCCTGAAGGCAGTTTGGGGTGCTGAGGCGGCGACCGGCGCGCAGGTTGCCCCGACCGACGCGGAGATCACTGCGAGCGTCGGTCATGAGAACTGGGCACGCTGCGCGAACTTCACGGCGACCATCACGTCCTCCAGCGCGGGTACCTACTCGGTCGACAACACCGCTCGCGCCTCGGTCGTTGCCTTCGCGGAAGCCCTCAGCGTCACGGACGCTGAGTTCCGCGTTCCCAGCCTCACGTTCCCGGCCCCCACCTGACAATGTCAGGTGAGCCGCTTCGCATCGGTCTGACGGCTCCGCCTGGGGCACTGGCTGGAAACCCGGAATCGGTCTTCCAAGCGGTGCTTTCGGCTGCGCTGTCAGACGGTGCGGACGCGGACGAATGGGTCGACCGCGTGATGAAAGCGGTCGGGGCATCGACGCGGAGCGTCGGTGTCAACGGCGCGCCCAAGTGGCGGGTCATCGAAGAAATGACCGAGCGGCAGTGTCGGATCTACGACCGCGCGATGGCATCAGCCCTCTCAGAGATTGAGAAACTGCTGGAGTCCGCCGTGGTAAACGCACGTCCTCCTGTTCCTCCAAATCTATAGGGTGCCCCGTGGAAATCGCTGTCGACGCGCAACAGGTCATCGGCTGGGCTGGCGGTACGCTTGTCACACTCGGGCTGAGTGTCGTCGGCTACTTTCTGCGGCAGGTCGCCGCGGACGCGCGAACCTCGCAAGCCGACATCGCTGACCTCCGGATCCGAGTCGCGGTGATCGAGAATCGCGAGAACTCGTTTACCGAACTTCGCGAAGACCTAGTGCAAATGAGGAAGGACATCGTTTGGATGCGCGAACGACTCGCGAGTCTGACGGCTCGGCAAGGCCCGTGATCTATGTCAGTACTGCTGACACCTGAGATTGTCAGTCAGATCGCCAAGATCCTCGGTGATCATCACGCTGCGGTCGCAGCGGCTATCTACGGTCCGGAATCGGTGACCGGTCAAGCGTGGGGCTTAGCGGTTGCGCTCGGGCTGGTGGACCCTTCCGAACCGTCCACAATCAATCGTGACCTGCACCGATTCGGCGCGTTCATGGCACACCTCGACCATGCTTCGCAGTTCAAGCGGTACGGGAAGAACGCTGCCGACTTCCTGGCCGAAATCGAGCGGAACCCGGTTCCCTACACGGTCACGGAAGAACGCGCCGCACACGCATCAGCAGTGCGGGGGGCGTCCTACATTGTGGGGCTGGGCAACAAGATCGGGGCGACGGTCGGCAGCAGGCTGATCGAGGCGGACAAGGCGTTGGACAACCAACTCCGGGACACGATCCGGGACACTGTCAGTTCCCACTTTGGCGATGAAGACGCTACCGACCGGATGCGTCAGCGCGCGACTGCCGCCGGGAAGCCCGAAGACTTCTACGACCACGCATACCGGTCCACGATCAAGCGCATGGTCAGCGACCTCGGTCACTCGACTGGCGACTGGGCGCGTGACTTCACGCGGATCGCGCAAACCGAATCCCAGCGGTCATTCGAAGAAGGTCAGGTCCAGTCTTGGCGATCCCAGGAGGAGGAGCGCGCGAAGCGCGACCGCGTTCCCGTGGAGAGAGTCCTCGCCTACAAGATCCCGCGCCCCGACGCGTGCAAACACTGCCTGCGACTGCACCGGGATGCTGGGGGCGATCTTCGGATCTTCGACCTGTCCGACTTGGAGGCGAACGGCGTGAACGTCGGGCGGAAGGCGGATGCCTGGGAGCCGGTCGTCGGTCCGGTCCATCC